CTAGCAACTAACTTTTATCCATTCCTTCCCCCTGTCATCGTGATAACGGTCAGTCTGAGACTGCGTTTTGTGTCCCAGAAGTATCTGCGTGTTTACTCCTTGGGACTTATACAGCCTTTCAGCGAGCGAACGCTGTTCATGAAACGTAGCTGGTCTGCCATCACCCCAGTTAATATCAGTTTTATCCCGGGCTTTGCTAAAGTTAGTTGTCAGCGTATTTCCAGGAACTTTGGCACCACGTTGGGCCATTGATGTCGCACGGAAGTAATGTACAAGATACTGACTGACAGCATAATCTCGGCAGCGCGAGATAACCTCACGTAAACTTGTGTTCAAAGCATCACATCGAAGAGATAAAGGTAATGCCAACTTTGCCCCGGTTTTCTCCTGCAAAACATGTAAGTGGTCATCCCAGATATCACTGAATTTCATTGCTGAGATATCACCTAAGCGCTGTCCCGTAACTACGGCCAATAGCATCGCATTGCCCATGTACTGATGCTGTTTATCAGCAATGTCGAAGATCTTCTGCCATTCCTCTAAATTCAAACGCTGCCTGGTAACCTTCCTGCGCGGTTGCTTTGTTGCGAGTGCGGGATTGTAGCCCGGAGGAACCTCACCAACATGCTGAGCCTCTTTGAATACATCGATCAGCACTGAGCCAACAACCTGGCCCATACGTGGCTGTCCGGCGTCTGTGTACTCATCCAACAACGAAGCGATATCTCTGGCATCTACCTAGGGCAAGGATTTCATTGCAAATTTTTGGCGTAGTAGGTCCACAGGCTTACGTTTTTGTTTAAACGTGTTGGGCTTGATATCACCGGTGCTCAGTCGTTCCCCCTGTATTTTCCAATACCGGTCGAGCCAGGTACTGACAGTTATATTTTTACCCTTAATTTGAGCCACACGATCGCTAAGTGCCAGGATCTGCCGGCTACGCTGCTCCGCTAGTCGGCTATTGGCTTCGATCGCAATCTCACGGGCTTCCTGCTCATTATCGCCAAGAGCATGGTACTTCCCTGTAACTGGATGCCGGTACCGCCAGTACACTTTATTGGCCTTACGGCTAAATAGGGGATACAGGTTAGGAATATCAACATTGTTCTTACGTGGACGGGCTGCCATCGTTCAATATCCTTTGGAGCTTCGGATTGTCATTGTGCTTAATGACCGGAGAAGTGAGTGGTCCAACTAGCTCAGCATCTTCTCGCACACGCCATAACTTGCCTTCCTTACGCGCAGGTGGGGCGAAGTGGCCCTCTTTAGCACACCGTCGTAAGGTATTTAGAGAGGGCGGTTTGCTGCGATATCGCTCCGCAGCCCATTCTTCTAACGTCAGCATCTGCAGCATTAGGCACCTACCTGTCGGCTATTCAGATGGTAGGCGATGGCCATCTGTTCAGCATCATTCATGGCATCATGAAGAGAGTGATGTTTAACCGTAGCAAAGCATGGTTGATGGGTTTTAGGCAGATAACCTTTGGTGCCTTTGACCATTGCATCAATGTAGGTACGAACATCGCGCTTGCCAGCAAAATGCCACGGGCATGTTAGACCGCAAGAACGGTATGCACTTTCGAGGATAGATCCATCAAAATCGGTGCCACGGAAAAAGATTCGTGCGCCTGGGTGTTGTTGAATCCAAGAAGTCAGATTTACGAGTGTTTGACTTAGTGGCTCTCGATTTCCAGCCAGCGCCTCATGAGCATCTTCATCTTGTTTTATCCACCACTGTTGCGTTTCGGCGCTGACAGTTCGGCCTTGCATTAGCTGACCAAAGGTATCAACCAACCCGTAAAATGCAGACTTGGAATAGTCGGCTAACTCAGGATTCCGAATCACCTCCATGATTGAGTCCTGCACACCATCGACATCTTCGATATCAAATGCAAAACCACCGATAGATAAGATCACCGCTGATGCCTGAACGTCCATTGTTTCCGTGTCTATCGTGATTGTGTTGATCATCGTTTATTACCCCACACTGATTTTCGGCAAAGCGAAGCCCTGCCAGAATTGGCAACTTTTCGCAGAGAGAAAATCGGGTTTTAAGAATGGAGGCCAGACACCCGCATAGCGCTGGCTCCCGGTTAATTACTCACACATCAGGTGGCGCACCGCGCCGGGGCTTTATACTGTGTAAAGGGATAAGGGGAACCCGGAACAGTACGCCACCTGATATGTGAAAAAAATGCGGCTGACACCAACCCAAATCAGAGCAGCCGCAAAGGCTTCACTACTCACAGCAAAATTCTTGCCGGATATCTGCGCTTGCTTTCGCTGCAGTGCCGCCGGCGCGGCGCATAATGTGTGGTTATGGGGTTAATGTAACCATGGTTACATTTAACGTCAATAGATGAATGTACTTAAAGTTACATTGAAGAGTAAAAAAAGCCCCGGATGGGGCTGGAGATGGATGTTACAGGTCTTGAGTAACTTGGACCACTCGTCCAATTATTCGGCAACTACCATCTATTTCTATCGGTTTGAAATTAGGATTCAGGGGCATTAAATACTTGTTTGGCCCATCAATTACTAATTTTTTGATTGTCGCTTCAGAGCTTCCATTAATCATGGCAACGACGATTTTCCCTGAAAGTTCTTCCACAGAACCATAATGAGGCTCGACGATAACCGTTGATCCTTCAGGAATAGTAGGGCTTCCATTAGGGTTAGTCATCGACTCACCGCGGACATCGAGGCCAAAAGCATCGTCAGAAACATTCACTGTTGTGCTGCACCATCTAAGGACATCTGAAATACGTGCTGAGCTGTAGGAGTCAGTCCATGACCCTGCTTGCACTGAAGAGATTACCGGGACATTAAATGGCGTCGCTGTAATTGGCTTTAGTTTACTGTCGTCATGGATTTGTGGTTCTCCTTTTCCATAGAGAAGCCACTCAGGTTTTGATGACAAAACCCGAGCTAAAACATGTAGATTCTCACCATCTGGCTGCGTAACGCCTGTCTCCCATTTGGTAACAGACACCCGACTAACACCAACGGCTTTAGCTAACTGCAACTGGGTCATGTCTAATTGCAGTCTTCGCATGCGAATTCGTTCGTTCATTGCTGTTTTCATGTAACCAATGTTACGCGATAAGGATGTAAAAGATGTTTGCTTCGTAATGTACCTTTTGTTACCTTTCTCGTATAAACCAACAAGGAGTTTCTATGAACAAAGAAACAGTAATTTCCCATTTTGGAGGTGTCGTTAATACCGCCATCGCTTTGGGAATAAAACACCCCGCAGTGTGTCGGTGGGGAGCCATTATTCCAGAAAAACAAGCCATGAGAATTGAGCGCTTGACCGGTGGAGAGCTTAAGTACCAGCCAGCGCTATACAAAAAGTCTACCGCCCCAGCGGCTTAACAAAAACCACAGAAGCGGAGAAACATTGTGGACAACAAAGACTTTCCTACCCAGGACGACATCAGCGACGCGATACACAAGCTGATCACTCAGTTCCCAGGCAAGTACAGCGCGATGGCGAAAGAGTTGGATCCCGTAGCCGGCACTGAAAACGCACTACGTAACCGCGTTCGCCAAGTATCAGGGCAGGTGGTGCCGCTGGGTATGGCAGTAGAAATGGAGTCTATCTCAGGCCGTAGCGATATCACCGAGGCGATGTGTAAACACGCTGGTGGCGTATTCGTGAAGTTGCCGGAAATTGAGCAGGCGGATAACGAAGAGTTGCTTATCAAGTTCAACGAATTGATGTCAGCGCTGGGCCTGTTCGCCAAAGCACATAACGAGTTCACAGCTGATGGGGTACTGGACAATAACGAGAGTAAAAAACTGAAAGCTAAGGGTTACCGGATCCAATCGCTGGTAGCGGAGATATACGCCGTGACGGTGATGATGTTTGGAGAGGGTGACGCCCAGGATATGCGGTCCCGGGCGTCGAGTGCATCAATTAAACGTGTGGAGTAATTAACGCATGAACAGAGTAACAGAATCTCGTTTGCGTGGGCAATTTCGTTGTGTAGCAGCGAGCTGCGCTAAACCGCCAGTGCCGTTGCGTTATGTGATGAGAATACCGGGCGGCTGGTTGCCTGTCACCCACAGCGCGTTGCAGGAAGTTGTGGATCGTTGCAAATATTTGGCACTGCCAGCACCGAGGGTTATTGCATGAGCGTAAAAGTCTCCAGCTATGTATGGGACGGCTGCGCTGCGCACGGTGTAAAGGGTACCAAGCTGCTTGTAATGCTTCGTCTGGCTGACTTCTCTAATGATGAGGGGATCTGCTATCCGGGGATTGAGAAAATCGCCCGTGAGATCGGTGCTGGCCGTAGTACGGTCACGACTGCGATCGGCGAATTAGAAAGTGATGGATGGCTGACACGCAAGGAACGCCGTAGAGGGCAGCGCAACGACAGTAATATTTACACCCTGAATGTGCCAAAGCTGAAAGCAGCGGCGATAAGCGTCGAGTCTCACCGTCCAGTTTCTGACACGTCAGAATCTGACCATTCACAATCTGACATGTCAGGATCTGAACGTTCAGAATCCGACCGTTCAGAAAACATGAAAAAAGGTAGTTCTCACCCGCCAGAATCTGGGGGGGATCCGTCAGTAAATTCAAAACAAGATCCATCAGTAATAAAACCTGTTGGTCAACCGGCTACGCCAGCCGACCCGCAACCCGCCGGTTCGTTGAAAATCGATTATCAGGTTGTTCTCGAAACATTCCACACCACGCTGCCGGAATTGCCCAAGGTTATCAAAATCACTGATAGCCGCCGCAAGGTGCTGCGCAAGCTCTGGAAAGAATACGACCTGACCGAAGAGAAGTGGGGCGCTTACCTCCGCTACATCGCTAAAAAATGCCGTTGGATGCTGGAAGACCGAGCAGACACCAACACTGGCAAGACCTGGCGCAAAAAGGACTTCGACTACCTGATCACCGAAACGTGCTACCTGAGTGTGAAAGAGGAGCGGGCTAATGATCTGCCAAAAGTTCAGAAGTTTGACAACGCTGCGCGAGACGAGGCTTACACCCGCCTGATCTCACAGCGTCGTAAGCCACAAAACGAGGTGGAACGTCTGGCTAAAGAAATGGCTGGGTCATTGGGCCGCATGAGTGATTACGACGCACGTCGGGCATTCGTAGGCATTTGGGCTCAAGCGGTCACCAAGGCAAGCGAGAACGACTTAGCGAGGTTGGCATCATGAAAAAATTAACGATTCCAGTGGACGTATTCGAAAGCGAGCGCGTAAACAGCGGCATCCGTCGGTTAATCCTCGCTGGCATGCTGAAGGACAACCCAGAAAACCAAATGGGCCGAGTAATTCAGGCCGCTGCTGGCCCTACGTGGATGACACTCCGCGACCTTGAACGAACCGTATTCATGATGTTTTTCGTGGCCGACACACAGGCGGCAATCAGTGCCCGGCTGCGTGAAGTTGACCCCAAACTGCATGGGCTGGTGAAGGAAAAGCGCACGCTGAAGGATCCGGACTCGGGCAAACTGGTTTATTTCTACCGCCTGGTAGCCGTAGAGGAGCAGCCAGCATGAAATTAACTTTGCCATTCCCCCCAAGCGTTAACGGCTACTGGCGTTCGCCGAACAAGGGATCATCATGTGGTCGTACTTTGGTCAGTGAGCGCGGCAGGGCATTTCAGACCGAGGCTATCGCTCAGGTGATGGAACAACTGCGCCGCCGCCCGAAGCCAATCAGCGCAGACATATCTGTAACCGTGGTGTTCTACCCGCCAACTAAAGCCCGTCGTGACCTGGATAACTTCTTCAAGGCATTGTTTGACGCTATGACGCAGGCTGGCGTGTGGCTCGATGATAGCCAAATTAAACACATCGATGCCAAGTGGGGGCCGGTAATCAAGGGCGGTAAGGTAGAACTACGGATCAGCGAGGTGCAGGCATGCGTGGGCTGATAAAAGGTGTAGTTGTCCGTGAGCTGGGGCAAGTAATCCTGAAGCCTGATGCTGAACTACTGCCTATGTTTGGTGATCGTGTACTGGTGGCCACGGTTCCTACAGAGTTTCGCGATATGCCCTCTGGTGCGCTGCCGGCAGTTAAGCAGCAGTTGGCTAGTGATCCGCGTTTCCGCCCATTCTTTCAGCATGAGCGTGTTCTTGCTGCCGCTGGTGGCATCAACAGCCTGGAGAGTTGGCTAGGTCGCCGTAACGAATGCCAGTGGAAGTGCGCCGAGGACGATTATCACGACAAGAACATGGATACAATGCGTTATGGCGCCGGTGCTATTCGTTTGTGCTGGCACCATGCGAACTTGTACCGCGATAAGACCATGGATGTGCTATCAGCCATAGCAGATCAAAATATTGCTGACTTCGTGGTCTACCGGGCCAGAATTCACTTCATGTTTGATGAGAGCCACCAACTAACCTTGCCGGAACTGTGCTGGTGGGCATGGGTTATGGAGCTGACGGATCTGTTACCTGAGGAGGTGGCTGCGGCATCGCTGCGCATGAAGCCTTACACCATGCCAGCAGGAGTGAAGAGAGAAGCCGATATCACCCACACACCGGCAGCACGCCAAATTATGGCAGAAAAGGCAAAGAAAACAGCCAAGACGCTTGTTATTGATCCGGCCCCGCCGAAGTCATTCTTCAAGTTCCCGAAGCGCGAGCGGTGGGAAAGCAAAACATACCTGCAATGGGTTAAGTCGCAGTTGTGTGTAGTTCATGGTGTCCAGGCCGACGATGCACATCACATCATCGGTCATGGTCAGGGAGGGATGGGTACCAAGGCGCATGACCTTTTCACTATCCCATTATGCAGAGAAGAACACGATGCATTACACCGTGACCCGTCACGATGGGAAGCGGAACACGGAAACCAAATTGAATTATGGTTTAGATTTATTGATTATTCTTTATCTATAGGTGCTTTGAAATGACAATATTACATTGTACAATAGCTTCTTTACATAGGAGTTTTTATGCAAACAATATCATTTAGTCAAACATTGCTTCATGATTTTCCATCAAGCTTTGAGTTTGACGCATTATCTTTTATGCTGAAGGAGCGTCTAAAAAAACACAATGTTTTTTTGATTAGTAATTTTTCGTTTGGTGGTAATGAAGGCATTCCTCCAGAGTTGCCACGTATCCAGTTAAATGATGAGCTTGGATATTATTCGATATCAGTTTCAATGAAAAGTGTTGAATTTAGAATTGATAGTAGTTCATTCGATATGGATTATAAAAGATTCTCCGTTCTAGCTCAGGATATAAGAAGTGTACTTGTAGATCGAGGGGTGGAGCCAAGTAAGCACGGTGTCTCTGCTGCTGTGGTTTTCCCTATGGAATCTCCTAGTGAATATATAAAGAAACATATATTCAATGAAAGTAACTCATTCCTTCGCGGGGATTTAATTGCAAGGGCTTCAATATCGGTAACTGACGCTATTAGAGTTGGTAATAACATAGGGTTATTAAGAATAACGCAAATTAGTGACGCATTTAAAATGGATCCAGAAGGAGGCTTTGATACCTATGTTCATGTTTCGAGAGAAATTAATAACTTCCCTACTGGCTCTCCGAATCCGAAGGTTAGTTATGTAGACTTTATTGAAATTGGATTAGACCAATTTTCAGAAGAATCATTAAAAGAAGTCATTGAAATGGAGTGAGAAAATGGCCGATAACTCATCAATGAATAACAAGGATAACAAGGATAACAAGGATAACAAGGATAACAAGGATAACAAGGATAACAAGGATAATAAAAATGATTCAGGAGAAAACACTGGCGAAATAAACAATCTTAACTTTTTTGATTTGAAGGCAGGTGGGGATAAAAAACAATCAGTTGACGAAATCAGGAAGAAGATAAGAGAGGTACTACTCAATTATAATCCTGCCCTGCCGAAGAACGCTGGTCCATACCGCTCATCTGCATTAAACATTCCAAATCCAGTAAGTACTACAGGAGATAGTCTTTTTCTAAGAACAAATAATAAAAAAAATGAAATGGACGATTGGGAGCGAAACTCTTCAGTTATCATGAAGAAGCAAATGAAGGAATTGGAAAGCAAACAATCTGAATTATATGAGACAATGAATGAAGTAAGGGAATGGATTTCAGAATCAAAAGCCCAGAGTGCTAGAATACAAAGGCAAGTTGAAAAATCAAATGAACAATATGAAACTGCAATCGGTGAGGTTGGTGGTATTAAAAGCGTTTTAGAAGAAACGGAAAGAAATTTTGATCGGGAAGTGACTGTGTTTAAGGATGAAATAAGGGATTCAAGAAATTCAATACTAGGTATGATTGCATTGTTTGCTTCATTTTTTTCATTTATATCTGTATCTATTAATATTTTCTCAAAATCTCTTGATGTACCAACTGCTATTTCCATTGTTTTAGTTTTGTGGATCTGTCTAATGAGTTTCCTTTATGTATTCATGAATGCATTAAAAAATGGAATGGAATCATTTACTGGTAAGTTGTTGTTTGAACATTTTATTGTGATTGCTATTGCAATAATTTTCTGCCTTGCAATTCCTAAAGTCATTTTTAATGGTTTAAGTGGGTTTAGCAAAGTGGAAAGTGTTGTGGTACAAAAAGAAAAACTGGCTAAATAAACCTTAATCTTAAAATTACATGGACATGCGGGTCTATGTTGAATGTGTGGAGACTATCATGAGAGATATGCAAAATGTTTTAGAGCGCTGGGGAGGTTGGGCGTCAGGGGGTAACAGCGGAGTGGATTACTCTCCAATCGCTGCAGGGTTTAAGGGGCTTATCCCGAAAACGGGTAAGTCGCGGTTGTCATGTTGTGATGATGACGGACTGGTCATTGAGGGTTGCATGGCTCAGTTGAAACGTCGGCGGCCTGATGAGTATCAACTGGTCGTGCTGCACTACATCTTCAACATGCAGAAGCGAGCTATAGCCAGGTCATTCAAGAAGGATGAAAAGCTGATCAGGATAGGGCTGCAGTTGGGGGAAAATTTCATTGAAGGGTGTTTGTCGATGCTGGACATTCGACTTGAGATGGACCCGGAGACAGAGCGCGAAAATATTTATGAAAAACCTCTAACGCGGTCCGCAAATTGTGTTTTAGTCTGATAAGAGTGGTTACGCAGTCACGTAGCTTATCAACTTTAAAAACCTCGCATTAGCGGGGTTTTTTGTTAAAATCCTCCAATCAAAATGGAGGGTAAGTTTATATGTTGGAACTTCTTGATCTATTGAATAATAATTCAAATGCTTTAACTATTAATGTAAATTCAGATAAAGACTTGGTGGATATAGTCTCAATGATATCACCTATGCTTATAGGTCTTGCGGCATTATGGCTTTCTTACAAATCTACGAAAGCAAGCACGTCTACTGCCAGGAGTACAGCATTGCTTCAGGCGGAAATGGAGGTGGCGACCAAGCTAAAGTATGAATGGATTAATTCCATTAGAAATTTATCATCACAATTTTCTACATCTGTAGATCTAATAATAAACCTTAGTTTTAGGCTGAACTCAATTGTGTCTTTAATGAAGCATCATAATGACATTGGTTTAATTGACTCTAATGATGGGAGCTTTCATGAAAATAGGATTTCTGTTTACAACGCTCTTTCCGAAGAGCAAAAGAACTTAAGGTCTCTTTCTAAAAAGATAATGCTATATTTTGATGATGGCGTTCACCCTGAAATGGCTAGTATTTCAAAAGAAATTGTGACTTTAGCGTCCGTAGAAAGGCCAGCAGATGAAACGTATAAAATAAACACGAAGTTGGCTGAGTTAGAGGCGAGGTTTTATAATATTATTAACACGGAGTGGGAGTCTATGATTAGCTTTCCATCCAAAGATAAATAATAGTGTTTGTGGATTGGGCGGCGGTAAAAGTGTTATCGCACACTCAACGCCAGATGCTCAGTTAATGGTCACAAGCAACCTTTACCCGTGCCGCTATGAACAGCAGAACGAGCATATCAAATAAGGGCGCTTATGATATCTAGTACCAGTTTTGTCAACGATGGCATACTCGAATACATCATAATCCGGCCTGATGACAGCATCAACCAGATTGCAACTGAATCATCTTATCACAGGGTGAAATCTTTCTATTAGGATAACCATTAGATTGCAATACGATACGTATTTAGATATTGTGTATGCATTAAATTTTGGGAATGAAGAGGCGGCTCCCAAAAGTAAACCGCCAAGTTGGTAACTTCGTCGCATCGACTGGGACTCCAACCACGCCGGCTGAGAGGTCGGCTCTCTTATTTTGCAGGCAAGGGGAATTTTAATTTTACAGCTTTTGTTTCTATATCTCTGACCCCTTTAGTCTTATCGTAAAAATACCAGATGTTAAACTTTCTTTCGGTATGCCATGTATCATGCTGAAGATGCTCCCATCCAAGATATGAAGCTACCATATTTGAAACTGTAATCTTAGCCTCTGAAGAAGCTCTCCCTTGGTATGCACACATAACGGAGCCAAGGAAAAAATCGGATAACTGAATGTTTTCCGAGGATTTTGAATCTTTAGTAACAACCTTGCTAATAATTTCAGGCCGACCGAATCTGCGTTTTAAAGTATTGTTCGCAATTACATGAAATTCCTCATCAGCTTTCTTGTATCGAGAGGCGATCGGGTCTACCTCTATCCTAAAAACACTGTCTCGTTCCGGATGGGCAGATATGACGTTAGAGATTTTTGCAGTGATCAGTGAAGTAAAGTGCTTCCTTCTTGCAAGGTCAAAATCGCCATTGTGGAATTTTTTGTTAACCATTGATTTCTCTACAACGATACAATGGAAATCCAACCAAGGAACTTTGAAAAAAAGGTCTACTAAATCATGGTAAAAAGCGGCATATCTTTTTGAACTTGCTTTTTGCCATTTGATTTCTTCATAAAAATTATGCTTTTCCCTAAGTTCACGCATGATTCTGGCAAAATCTCCACGACGTTGGTACTTCATCCAGAGGCTACCAAAACCATAAAAACGCTGTCCATCGATACCTGATTCATCACAGGCTACGTGCCAGATCAGTTTTCCTGAGGTATCCGTATCAGGCATGAAAAAAACCTTAAAAAAGTTAAAAGTAAGTTATTTAATCACATTCTCAAATTGTTGAGAATAATTGCTTGATGTTTGTTTGAAAAAGTCGCGCTGAAGAGTAAACAACTCCTAGGTCTAAACGCTTAGGATTTTCATATTTAGCCTCTTTGCCAAAACAACCAACCACAACGCAAACACATCCTGTCACTGAGTGACTTCGGGGGGAAGGGAGCCATAAGTGGCAGGGATACAGTGATTTTTGGCAATGAGCTCGTGGATGAAAACTCCAAAATGTCTATTTTTGTCGGAATTTTACCTAAACAATCAGTATACGAAGTGGCATAAAAGCGTGACAGGATGCGTGAGGAGGCTATTTTAAAGTTGTTGTGCGCGCAACGAAAAGACCAATTTATGAATTCACGCATAAGGACACATGCTATGAAAAATTTGTCGATTTTAGTTGTTCTATCTTCATGCCTCTTACTTCCTCTAACCGCGTCGGCGGCGTCCGGCAAGTGCTACAGCGCGAAGAACTGCTCCGGAAAAGTTTTAAGCCATCGAGATGCACATAACTGCAAGGTCAAGGACAAGGGTAAATCTTGGCGCAGTGATATCACTGGTCAGTGTACCAATCTGTAATCCAGCGAGTAATGCCATACAGCGGCATTGACCACTAAAAACTGATTACATATCGCGTAATAACAAGGCTGCACCTCGGTGTAGCCTTTTTGCATTTCAGCCCCAGCCAATATCCGACACACACTTGGCACACCCCGTATCGCCTACTCGTTTACGGCTGGTGGCTGAACCCCATTTTTATAGTGATTACCCTGCGTTGTGCGGCCTTTGAGACAACGGTCACCATGTGATGCTTAGCCTCTTAATTGATAATGTTCATGTGCTGTATATGGATACAGTATCAACGATAAGGAGCCTCACATGGCAAATCTGATTATTAGCGAAAACAACGACATTACGCTGACCCCGGAGCAAGCAAAGGCTCTTACTAAAGTTGAAGTCGCAGGGCAGTTTGAAAATGCTGTACTGCTGAACAAATACCTTGGCCGTATGTCTGTTCCAATGGAACCAGGTACTGAATTCGATGAGGTACTGAACACCGTACCTGCATATTCGCTGGCCATCTCTGTCGAAGGGCGTTGTTTTTCTGGTGTAGGTGCTCCGACGGTATCAGCAGCAGGAGACTCTTGGGAATTCAAGTATCCATTTTACTTGCTCGAAAGTTACGCCGACCAAGTAATTACTCAACATATTCCGGTTGCGCAACCGGCATAACCAAATAAATCAATCCCGGCTTATGTCGGGATTTTTTTCATCACCCGGTACCGGGACAGAACCCCGGAAGGGGGAGGTATGAAAATGCCCCACAATGACAATGCCTTCCTTAGCTGGTTGGCAAATCTCTATTCGAACAATGCCAACTGGATAAACGGCATGGTGATTACATCAGCCTTGGCATTTGGTCGCGTCCTTTTCTACGGCGGCAAAATCCGCACAGCCTTGGTGGATGCATTACTTACCGGCTTAATTGCAGTAACTACGGTCCCAGTCCTTTCCCCACTGCTTGTTCGGTCCATTGAGATGCTACCGGGCATGGGTGACGTGCTATCCAAAACCGAGACGATGAAAATTGAGCTGTTCGTGTTCTCTGTACTTGGCGTCATTGGGGCCAGGGTAATTCGCGAGGCCGCGATATCACTATTGCAGCGCATCAGCGGCTTGAGCAGGAAAGGAGTGAGTGATGCAGATAAGTAAAACAGGCATTGAGTTGATTAAGCGCTTCGAAGGTTTAGAGCTTAAAGCTTATCAGGACTCGGTAGGTGTCTGGACCATCGGCTATGGCTGGACTCAGCCGGTAGACGGCAAGAAGATCGGCCGCGGTATGGTGATTGACCTGGAAACTGCAGATCGGTTGTTGAAATGCGGCGTTGTTCAGTATGAGCAGGGCGTTAATCAAATAGTGAAGGTGAAAATCACGCAGGGCCAGTTCGATGCGCTGGTGAGTTTTGCTTATAACCTCGGCTTTCGCTCACTGAGCACATCAACCTTGTTGCGGAAACTGAACGCTGGAGATAAGCAGGGGGCTGCTGCTGAGTTCGGAAAATGGGTAAATGCTGGTGGAGTGAAGCTGGCTGGTCTTGTAAAACGCCGTGCGGCAGAGCGTGAGCTTTTTCTATCATGAGTGGTTGGCTGGCTAAATTATCAGGCGCGGGCATGTTGCTCCTGCTGGTGGTATCAATCTGCCTCGGTGGGTATAGCTCGCTGCTGTCCCACCGGTTGGAGCTGGCACGGAAGCTGATGGACGAACAGGAAAAGGCTCTGGCGCAGCAGTCAGGACTGATTGCCACCATGCAGGAGCAGGACGCCCGTAACCGCATGCTGGTAGCAGAACAACAAAAGAAAAATCAGCAACTACGCCAGCAGGGGGAAACGTACCAGAGGAAATTACGCGATGCACTTAAAAGCGATAAATGTGGCAATAGTCCTATGCCTGCCGCTGTTATTGACCTCCTGCAGCAAAACGCCGGCGCTAGTACCAAAGCAAATCATCCTGTTGCCCCCTGA